TCAGAGCCACAATGGCCGCTGACCACCAACAGTCGGGTGAGGTGGGGCTGGTACTATCGTACCTGGTGTAACAATAAAACGCTCCACCGATTCCATCGTTACAAACGTACAGCTGCAATTTATGTTAGTGCATTGATGATAACGCTCTTTGGTATTCTCACTTAGATAGCGACTGGTGCGCGCATGTGCCGCGTGCTGGCATTTTGGACAATGGAACATTTCACACTCCATTAATTCACATAAAGTGAATTAATGATACTCATTTTTTCACAATTTGAGAATAGCTTTATTCTTCCTCCCCTTCAGTCCCGTACTCGACATCCAACAATCTAACCTCAAGCTCTAAACTCGTCGTAAAGCCACTATTACTCAGAGAGTGCATAACCTTCGTGATTGTCCATGACTGCTCGTCTATGACGCGCTTAAAGCCTGAAACCTGCACAGGTGTCTCTGGGTAGAGGTCGGCGCGTCCTGTCGCAAGCCTGATAGAAAACTCAGCAACACCACGTTGCAGTTTGTCCCATTTGGCCTGGGCGGCTCGCATGGCCTGCGCTTTGGTTGAAAAAATTGTCGTTAGGGCAAACACGTTGTCATCCTCGCCGACCATGTATTCACCCTCCCTGGCTTCCGGCGTCTTCACCGTTTTCTTCTTCGTTACCGGTTTGGCTTTGGGGTGCTGTAGCGCACGTAAATGCTGCTCTTTGGGTTTGCGTTTTAACGAAACCTTTTGCTTTTGTGGTTTTGGGTCTTTGGTGTGCAACCATTTTGCCGTAACGCCGGTATATGCCCCACGGTCAGCAATGGAAAACTGATGGCGGTCGCCATCACTGCGGGTGATCGTGACCTGCGGAATGGCCTTTCCGCTGGCTGTAACCCCTCGACCGGCTTTGAGAAAAAGTAACTTTCCCGCTTTTACCGAAACCTCACCGCCGTTTCGCTCGGCGAGCCGTGTCAAAAATTTGGCATCCGATTCCTGTGACTGGTCGATGTGCGGAATTTTTATTCCGGCCAGCTCCGGTATAACGCTCGACGTCAGTTTGTTACGTGTCGCTATCGCTGCCACGATCTCGCCGAGCGTCTTGTCATGCCAGGACTCTTCCCGACGTGAGTTCAGCGTCCCCCGAAAATCGGCGCTACGGGCGCGGATTGTCACCGTGTCCGGCGCGCCATGATGTTCAACCTCATCGACGGTAAAACTTCCCTTACCAATCAACGCAAAGCCTTTCCACCCGAGGTAAAGCGTCAGTACGGCACCGCGTAACGGCAGCTCGACCAGCCCGTCAGCATCATCAAGCTCGATGTCGAGCTGGTCGGCCTCGAATCCGCGATTGTCTGTCATGGTCAGACTCATCAACCGATTACTGATGTTGCCGGTAATATCTTTGCTGTCGAGCATCAGCATAAAATCGGGCGTCAGTTCGCCGCCCGCATTCAGATTCAGCATATCCAGCATCAGCTAATCCCCACCATGCCGGACACTGATGAGGCCATATTTCCTGCCTTGCCAATCAGTGATTTTGCCTGTTCGCCGATATCGCCATACAGCGCCGCAAGGGATTCATCCACGCGGGTGAGCGTCAGCGTAAAATCAATTTTGCGCGCCGTTCCGTCAGCAAAAAACAGGCTTCCTGTCTCGCTGATATTATTGATGACGTACATACCGTAAATCGTGCCGGTACCATCCAGTAACGGCCAGGCGCGCCCCTCGTCAGCCATTAAACGAATGGCCGTCATCGTCAACTTTCCGCCGGTGAGCTCAGGGTACAACACACCGGCCAGGGTAATTTTTTCATCCCCCGGCCCCAGATACTGGAAAGAATCCCGCTTACCTACGCGGGAGTTTGACGGCCACCGATATTCGGCATCGCGTTGCATCGTCTGGTGTGGCAACGTCTGGCGCATAAAAACAAACATGCCGAGTGCAAGCATCATTTTTCGTTACCTCCTGTCAGTCGTGGTTCATGCTGGCACGCTGTCGGGCGCGTTTTTCACGCTCAAATTTTTCGAGCGCATCCTGTAGCTGGCGATCGAGCTGCGTACCGCTGCCGCCCCCCTGAACGTCAATGTGATATTCGTTTTTACTTTGGTCTATATAAGAACGTCCCGCCGGTGCGATGACGGGTTGATATGCCTGATAGCCACCGTAAGTGCCGGTTGCCGGAATATAAGAGTTACCCTGCGTGGCTGCGTTCGCTTTTGCGGCAGTCTGGTCAAGCGTGCTGGACTCTTTATTAATAATGCCGAGTTTCTCAAGCACCCAATCAATACCGCTGCGCAGCTTATTAAATGCCGTCAGCGGCAGCGTTAAGGCATCCGCCAGCCGTTGACCGAACAACACACCGGCATCACGAAAACTGTTTAAGGTTTCCTGCGATGACTTGACCGGCGCAATCAGGTTGTTAAACCAGTCCCACACGGCTTTCAGTTTTCCGCCCAGCCAGTCAAACATCGGTTTAAGCGGCGCAAACAGTTCAGCTACTGGCGCAAATGCGGCCCGCATCCCTTCAATCACTCCGCCGAAAAATGCGCTGATGGGCTCCCAATATTTACGGATGAGCAATGCCCCGGCGACAATCGCGGCCACAACAGCGACAACCGGCCAGGAAATCGCGCCAATAGCGGTAATGATGCCTCCGGCCACCGTTGTAAATACGGTACCGAGCGCCGTCGCAGCGGCGATGATGGCATTAACTCCCGTTATAACCGGCCAGGCAATCAGCCCAATGGCCCCAATCATACCCACCACGCCAAGCGCCACGGCGGTAATCACCCCAAGCGTCTGCGCAAGCTCTTTATTTCGCTGGATCCACTTATCAAGTTTGAGCACGTAGCCAGTCGCAGTCTGCACCAGTTTGCGTAATGAGGATTCCTGCTGGTCAAACAGGTCGGTGCCAACAGCCTCATACGCAGACTGAAACTCTTTGAAGTCGCCGCCGAGGTTATCCTGCATAACTTTAACCAGCTCCTCGGTCTTGCCGTCCGAGGCTTTAAATGCCGCTGTCAGCTTATCGAGTTTCCCGCTGGCCGCAGCGTCTAACAGGGCATTAGACGATTTCAGCGCTTCCTCGCCGAATATCGTTTTCAGGTATTCGCCTGTCTGACTTGTTCCGAGCTTATTCTTTTTAAAACTGGCCTGGATTTCTTTCAGAATGGTAAATACGGGCCGCATGTTGCCCTTGCTATCTGCCGTCTTAACCCCCAGCTCTTTTAATGCCGCCCATGCCTTACCTGTTGGGGCCTGTAACCGGCTGACGACAGCGCTGCTCCCGGTACCGGCCATCGATCCCGTGATATTGTTATCATGAAGCACACCCGTCATGGCGGCGGCTTCTTCGAGGCTTACTCCCGCAGCTTTGGCAACTGGGGCCAGATAGGTTAAGGCGTCGCTTAATCCCTGAAAATCGGCCGCTGATTTATTCATCGTTGCTGAAAGCACATCGCCGATATGGGCTACCCGGTCATTTGAAAGCTGGAAAGCGTTTTTGGTACCGAGCAAAAGCTGCGCGTTCTCTTCCATCGTCCGCCGGTTAGCGAGCGCCATATTCAGCGTGACGGGGGTCGCAGCCTGGATTGCTGCCGCATCGCCGCCCGCTTTCGCGATGATAATCTGAGCTCCGGCAGCATCATCGGCAGAGGCGGCAGTATTGTCGCCCAGCAGTCGGGCCTGCTTTCGCAAAGCCGTCATTTCTGCGGAGTCTTTCGCCACACCGAGTACAGCCTGTAACTCGGAGTTTTTCTGCGCAAAATCATAACCCGGTTTCATCAGTGCAACACCGGCCAGCGTTCCGGTCGTTGCCATACCAACACCGGCGGCACCCATTGCGGCCGCGTTTCCGGCCAGCTCCTTACCGGCCTGATATCGCTGTTTAACCGCGTTGAGCTTTGCCTGTTGCGCGCTGACGCGCGCCAGCGCTTCACGCTGTCGATTGAGCTGCGTCGTCGTTTCGCTGATGTTGGTTTTTAACCGACGCTCGTCTGCCGCCAGGGTGCGGGTATTGATTCCCGCCTGGCTGAGTTCCTGCCGCTGGCGCTGTACGGCCTGCCGCAAGCTGTTGTGTTTGAGCTGGAGCGCGGCGGCACTTTTTCGGGCGGCATCCATTGCCTGCGCCTGCGCGCGCGTCGGCTGTTCAGTATTTCTAAATTGGATCGCCAGTGCCGCGGCTTCCTGTTTAGCTTGCTTCAGCTCCTGACCGGTAATGGCAAGTTGCGCGCTGGCCTTGCGAAACCCGTCGATACGGGATGCCTGGTCGTTCAGTTCACGCAGTGATTTTTGAGTGTCCCGGATATCACCAGACAGCGTTTTACTCGCTGTCTGGATGGATTTAAACGGGCGGGTCGCCTGGTCAACAGCCTTGAGTAAAACCTGCAATTTAACGTCGTTACTCATTCGTGTTTCCGCTTCGCTGTAGCGCCTTTTCGCGCCAGGTGGTGAGCTCGGTCAGGCTCATGGGATATAACTCTGATGGCGGCCAGTGAAAAATCACCGCGATATCCGCCATCAGGTCATCGACCGACATGTCTTTCGGGAAATTTAATCCGCCAAATTCGGCGACAAAAAACCGATCACCTTTGTTGCCAGCGCCATCAGGTCGGGCAAATCCATCATGACGACATCCGATTCGGTAAGAGACGGACTGGTCATACGCGGCAGCACTTTAATCAGGGCATCCACTTCAGAGCGCGCAACGTCTGCCAGGCTAACGCCGCGCAGGGTTCCGGCGTTAGGCTTCATCAGGGTGATTTTTTCGATGACCTGCTCGCCGCGTTTGATCGGGTTTTCCAGGGTGACGATGTTTTCTTTGCTCATGAGTTTCTCACTATTTACGGATTCCGGGTTAACCGGCCAGACATGCTGGCCGGGGAAAAATTACAGGCCGATATTGCGGCGGTGCTGGTCGAGTCGGTCGACGCCGTTCACCTTCTCAATCATGTTGAGGACGTCGATTTCTACCAGCTCTTTACCGTTCATGGTCAGCTTGTAGTACGTGCAGACCAGCGATAATTTGCTGCTGGTATCCTCGCCCTGTTTGCTCTCGCCGTTATCGACTTCCTTCACCTTGAAACGGGTCTCAACTTCCACCGCCACGGTTTCTCCGGTATCGTCCCGCTGGTAAGAGCCTGCATAGCGCAGTAGCGTCCCGGTACCGACGGCACCATAAAGCGACCAGATCGCATCATCAGGGAAGCCGCCGAGGGAAATCTCCATCGCCAGCGCGTCATCGTCGAGGCCGAAATCGACAGGGGCTGAGCCTGACATCCCGCCGCCCCGGTAATTTTCCAGCTTACGGGTCAGCTTAGGCAGGGTGACGGACTCGATAACGCCGAGATAGCTGACGCCATCCAGAAACGTGTTCAGATATTTGAGCTTGCGCGGCATTGCCATTGGTCAGGGCTCCTTAATTGCTGTTAACCGATGACACCAGATTCGCCAGGTATTTATCGGTAATGCGCTGGCGTAGCGTCAGGTTTTCGAGAGGGGGAACCGGCGTATAGTCGTAATCGATATACAGTTTTCCGGCTTTGAGGGTCGCCGCGTCGTTGGCCGATTCATCAAACCAGCAGGTCGCATCGACGATATAGCCCGCCGTTTTCATCTCGCGGAATTTCGCATTGATACCCGCAACGATGTCCTTAATCAGCGTGGCAGTGATCGGCTTGTCGACCGCCCACATGTGACCAGCGGCCATTGTGTCAGCGATAACCTGCGCGGTGCGGGTGTAGTTCTCGAACAAGAACAGCGGGTCATCGGAGCAGCAGCGGTTGCCCCAGAAGCGGAAACCGTCTTTACGAATGAGCGTGGTGACGCCTGCCTCGTTAAGCAGGTCGGCATCGGTGCCGGATTCCTGCAAATCCCAGAAGACCGACGCGCTGATGCCGGTGACGCCATTCACACCAACGTTTGACAGGGTTTTATGCCAGCCAGTGTCCTGGTCGATTTTGGCGCGCAGGCCCAGCGCTCGGGCGGTCGCCCAGACGGTTTCGGTCGCGTTCGCCGTGGTGTCCCATGCCAGAAAATCCGGCCAGATAACCATCAGCTCACGCTGGCTGAAATTCTCGCGATAGAGCATCGCCTCGGAAATGTTCTGGCAATCCCAGGCGCTGATATAGCCAAAGGCACGCAGCTTCTGGCAAATCGGCGCGAGGGCGGTCGCCACTTCGAGGGAATCGAGACCCGGCACACCGAGGATGCGCGGTTTAACGCCGGTGACGGCCTCCGCCGTGAGCAGCGCTTTCAGCCCGGTGTAATTGCCGCTTTCGTCGGTGCCGCCGATGATATTAGAGATAGTCTGCGCTTCGGCATCGTCGCCAGTACCTTCGGCAACGCGCACAACAACAATGACCGGTTTCGACTGGTCGGCGATTGCCTGGAGGGATGCGGCCAGAGTGCCTTTTGTACCCGCTTTGGCGATGGCGCTTTGCACGCTGGTAATCAGTGCGGGCTTATTAAGTGGGAAGGTGGCGGCATCGGCATCGCTGGCCGTACAGACCATGCCGATAATCGCCGTTGATACGGTGGAAATGACGCGGGTGCCGTCGTTAATCTCGACAACCTGGACGCCGTGATGAAAATCGCTCATCCGTTTAACTCCGTGGTTAAGGGTGAGCATTATTTTCAATCGTGGGGGAAGGGGTGACGAGTCATCCCCGCTGTAACAGGGACAGTACAACAGGAATGACCGTCACAGGTCAGGCTACGCGGCTCCAGCACATCAGCAGGGTGTGCGCTTCCACCACGCTGAACGATTTACCCTCGCCGAGGTTGTCGGTTTTACCGGTGACGTCATGGTGATGCGGTGGGATATCAATATCATGCTCATGGTCCGGTTCCTCGTCGGTATCGCCCAGGTTTGCCGGGTTAAAGCGCTGGCTGATATCACCGCCAATCTCCCACGGGTTCTCCCTGCTCGGCACTCCGCCATGTTTGTGTTTACCGGCGGGTTTTGTGGTCAGCGTTTGCTCGGGCTGTTCGCTGGTCTCGCCGCTCACGTCAATCTGCACAGCGGGCAGGTTATCGCGCCGGAGCGTGACGTTATCACAGCCGCCGATAGTGCCGACGTCCGAGCCGTCAGCTTTACCGATGCGGATCGTTTTGTTTTCGCCGGTATAAACCCATTCTGTCCACGGATAGCGCTCGTTAGGGTTGACGTTCTGCGCGTAAAACTTCACCGTGCCAACAGGGTTGTCCAGCTCCCACGCAGAACGGATGGCTGATTCAACCGCCAGCCTGACAGCCAGTGGCGTAGCGGCTCTGTCCTGGTCTTCGCCGTCAATGGCGTTGCTGAGTCGGGTAAACCCTTTTTCGTCCAGCGTGGCGTCCGGGTGATCTCTTGACCCTGCGTGCTCGCCCAATTGTTCGTCGACATAGTCTTTAATCTCGTTACCGGCGTTAATCACGTCCTCCACGGTTGCCAGCACAATTCCCGGGTCAACAACCAGCTCAACGGCTTCGGTGCTGCTGACCGCCAGCCAGATTCTCAGAATGGTAAAGCGCCCCGAACCTTCGGTAAGTGCTGGTTTATAGGTCTCCGGCACATTGGCAACCGCCATGCAAATACCGGCATCGTCAAACAGCGCTGCCTCCCTGATGGTAAACCCACCCACCTCTGGCGGAATAATCATCTCCGCGATAATGATATTTTCGGTATCGGACAACTTCAGGCTGTTAAGCTGGGTTCTGAAACACTCGTTAATCAATGAATTCTTATTTTCATCGGGAATTATTGCAGTGCCTCTGCCATCACCCACCGACATTTGAGAAAAAACAACCTTATTCCCGCTAACGATTGCGGCAGCTATTTTTTTTCGACCGGCAACCGTTACTACCGATTTAAAAATCTTGCTCATCTTGATTTACTCCGCATATTTGACGAACATCGGCAATTACTGACTTTTATCGTCTGGTATTTTTTTGTGTTTATTATTTTACTTCTAAGGCAGATAATCTTTTTTCAAATAACTTTTGTTTTTCGACGGTCGCCCGGAGCATCCACAGAAGCAGCTCTTCTTTCCTGAAAGAATAAACGCCGCCAGCCGGAATGATATTTCCTTCGCTGTCGGTTTCTTCCTGCCATGAGTCGTAGCAGAATGCCGAATAATCCGTCCAGTTCAGGCCGTGTTTACCCATCACTTCAATGGCTGCCTGCACAGTTGGACCCGAATGCAACCTGGCTTCATCGCCCTCTATCTGGTATTTCTCCAGCCACTGCCATGCCCACGGAAGGGATGCTATCTCATAAAATGCCGCCATTTCGGCTTCAGACGGGTTAACAGGTACCGTCTTGTGATTGGCGTCAGACGTATTTATTGTGCTGTTTGCCGCATAAAGTTGCTTCCAGCGCAGCGATGTCGCACCCAGCGCCGACTGGTTATCAATGGTAGGCGAAATACCCCCCGCACCGATGGACGCTCCGCCCGTAGAGGAGGTTGGCGCACCGGCAGCATACACATCAATACGGAACGATGTCGGGTAATAACTGACCTTCACCCCACCGATGCCGGAGTTATCTGCGTACCCGTTAGGGTTGGCCGCATTTTTACCGTGATTGTAAGACACCACGAAAGGCGAAGATGACAACTGTGACATGTCGTCGGTGTAGAAACGCAGGTACGCGCCCGAATACGGATGCTCCCATGCAGCCATCGCCCCGGCTTCAGAATCAACACGCCCGCCACGAACATAACGGGCAACAGGGCGCAACGACAAGGTGCCGCGTTTTTGTCCGCGAACCTCTGACACCTGGTCGGTGATGGTCGCTTTCAGGGTTCGGGTTACATCAATCTGGGTATCAAAGTTGACCTTGCCGGAGTTATAAACCAAGTTGTTAACGTTCTTACCGTAATTACCCACATACAGTTCGCCAGCCTGCTCCCCAACCTGATGGTTTATCATCACTGTCTGATGCGCATCGCTGACGGCATTACCCGCCTGGCAGTTCTGCATTATTGAGCCAATGCCAATAATGGTCAGGTCAACGCCACCTGTCACCAACCCATTCCCGACGCTCACGCACTTATCAACCAGCTGCTGCCGACCTTCTTTTGCAATGAGTCCGTGAGAGCCATTACGTTCTGTATGGCAACTGATAAACCGGTTATAGCCGCCCTGGCCCACTATGCCGGTTCTGCGATTGCCAACCCCCCGGCAGTTGGTCGCGGTGAGATGCTGGTCGAGGTACGTTGTTGAGCCTGAACCATACGCATTCTGCACATCAAAGCCGTCATACCACTGACCTGCGCCCAGACAGTCGGTGACGTTGATATTAGTTGAACAGATATCGGTATCAGTCCAGTCACGCACAATGTACTGCCCGAATTTAACACCCGATTCTGCGTTATCAATAAAATTACAGCCGCTGACGTAAATTCCGTCCGTACCCGTAATGTTGAGGCCCATCGCACGGCCTTCGAACAGCGTGCAGTTGGTAATGGTATGGTTTTTCCCACGCGCCCACTTGAAATCATTCAGATTCGTTGCACTGGTTTCATGAACATACCCAAACATGACTTTATCGCGGGTATGGTTGATGATGCTGATAGCCCCCATATTGCACCCGCCGCGAATTACGCAGTCATCAAACAGAGTATTAATAAACCCTGCGGCAATGACCGAGGCATAACTCCCCCTGACGCCGGTAACCGTCAATCCATCCTGTGCGGTTGCATCCGATGAGCGGAATACAATCGCACAGCAGACGTCCTGATAAAGGTATCCTGAATCAACGTCAGTGGCGTCCTGAAATGGCATCCGACCATAACCCAGCCGCCCCTGCTCTTTTATCGTCCAGTCGTCATTATAAATAACCGCCCACGGTATTGTTTTGCTGAGTAAGTTACCGCCTCGCCATACCGACCCGCCGCCGTCAATAATATCAACGGCTACGCCATCACAAACTATTTTAGCCGTCCCGGCGTCAACATTGATTTTCCCGGTGTACTGAATGACACCAGGCTGAATGTTGTAGGTTTTCGTCGAGTCCAGGACAACCTGTGCCGCGTTCTGGTTCAGCGCCCACTGGATAGCAGCAGTATCATCGTCATCATTACCCGCACCAGTCACAAAACCAGACATTTCCGGCGTGACGTAGTTCAGGCCGCCTACGAGTTTAGCGCCGCTATCAGCCGCCAGATTTTGTCTAATGGCTGCATCTGATGTATACGCCCAGCCCCCCGCCCTCACACCTCCGGTCGTTGCCGGAGATGACGCTATCGGCACGGTTTTAGGGAACTCCCCGGTCCAGACAAGTCGATAGTTTCCGTACAGAATTTCTTCCCTGGGGGATTCCAGCGTCGCCCCCTCCGTAAAGGTTTTTACCGCACTAACCTTTTCAGCGACAAGCTTTCCTGACTCTTCAGCCTGCTCCTTGAGATAACGCGTACGGTTAGCCAGGCTTTTCAGTGGCCGGTTTGCAACGCCGTCCAGACCTCCAGAAACGCGCTCGCTTCTGGAAATAAGCTCAATATCTTCTTCCCACGATGAGGATTCTGGTATTCTGGTCATAAACTTACCCGTAGTTAAAATTACCGTCGTGAAAAATCACGCCGTTATATGTGATATTTTCTCCTGCCTCAAAATCGGCCGGATAAATACTGATAATGTCGCTGCTGCACAGCGTTGAGCCGACATGAATATCACCTCGTACTTTTGCGGATATATTGAGCTGTGCCATATGTCGACTCACAGGCTTTGCATCGTTAATCAACCGGGTCAGCTCATCGAGCATCCTGGATGTGATACCAATATCATTCACATCCACTTCCAGACGGAAAGTCCCGGCAGGGTCTGCCACCTCCCACCACTCTGCGATGGAGAATGAATAACCCATTTTTTCGACTACATAGCGGATTGCTGCTATTGTCCCTTTTCGCTGATGGAGCCAGAACGACTCACTGACAACCGTTCTTTTCTCTTGTTCGCTCCAGCTTTCATCCCAGCTATCTACGGAGAAGGCCCACGCCAGATAGGGCAGAAATTTCACGGGGCATTTCCACGGGTTCCACAGGTCACGCAGCGGCACGTTTAAATCGCTGATGGAGGCGCATGCGGCGGCGGCTCGCTGTTCCAGCACCGACGACCCGGTCGCCATCAGCGAGTTACTCATCGGAGCCTCCGATCACGACACTGGTTTCGGTGCAGTACGCGGCCTGGGTTTTATCGAGTACGACGTCGGCCAGCGGTTCGCGCAGTTCGACACGCTGGACACCCTGCACATGCAGCGCGGCATAGATGGCAGATAGTCGAATATCCCGACCAAGGCGGCGCTGCTCCGTAATATAGGCAGTTAACTGCGCTTTTGCGGCGGCAAGAATCGGCTCGGTCGCTGGTCCGGGGTAAACATACAGCACTGCGTCGATCGCATAATTGACGATTTCAGCCGAGACGACTGTCAGGCGGTCAGCGACCGGTCGTACACTCTCATCATTTAGCGCGGTACTGACGGCCAGCAATAAATCATCCGACGCCGTGCCGTCACCTTCCCGCGATAGTACCGCGATAGTGACCTCAGCTGGAGCCGGGCTATTAGCCGAAGCATCCGCGACACGTCCGTCGGCACTCAGGGCGTGAAATTCATAGGCACCGGTTGGCCCAGCAACACTCATACCCTCAAATGCCGCCGGTACGCGCTGACGTAAATCACTGTCAGATTCCATGACCGCCGCCACCGGCGGGATTTGGGTCTCGTCTCCGGGGGTGATGACCAGGCGTTCAACGTTATTATTTGCCGCGAGCTGGTCGAGGTCGTTTTTGATGGCATAGGCCACCATCCCGGCTTTCGCCGCCTCGTTAATGCGCTGGCGTAAAATCACCTCACGATAGGCATTCTCTTCGAGATATTTCACCAGTGGCTCAGACTCCAGCGTTAATGTCCTGGCGACCGCTTCCTGCCCATCTTCCGGGTACAGTGAAATCAGCGTCGCTTTGCGCTCGGCGAGGATGGTTTCAAAATCCAGTGTTTCCACCACATCAGGCGCGGGGAGCTGGCTCAGGTCGATAACTGCCATAGGTTCAACTCACAGGGATGGTTAAGGAAAGGCTCTCACCGGTATCGGTGATTTGGCCGGTCACGTCGACGACCATCTGCCCGTTAAACTGCCGCGCTGTGGTGATGCTGGTCAGCCTGACGCGCGGCTCCCACTTCAGGATCGCCATGTAGCACGCGGCCATAATTTGCAGCTCAAGTGCCGGTGTCTGAGGCTGGTCAATCATCTGCGACAACAGCGAGCCGTATTCACGACGCATGACGCGGGAGCCGACGGGCGTGCGCAGAATATCCCCGATGCTCTGACTGATATGGTCAACGTCTGAAATGCTTTCACCGGTCGTGCGATTCATGCCGAGATAACGCGCCGTCATTGGGTGCCCTCCGTCCATTCATCGCCGCGCCTGATGCCGCCGTGGCCGTGTTTATCCACCTGCACACCGTTGGAAGTGAAAGCGCCGCCGCTGTGCTCGATATCACCTGACATCTTGCCGCCTTGCTTCACCTCCAGCGTGCCGGTCGTCAGCTTGTTGGTGCAGACCACCTCCGGTGTATCGAGGGTGACGCGGGTCTCGGCTTTTACCAGCACCACCGGCACGCTGACGGCAACCGAATCGGATGCGGTCACATCGGCGGTTTTAATGCCGGTGACGGTCAGCGCGCCGGTTTCCGGCTCATAACTCATAACGGCACCGTCGGGAAATTCAACGTGCCAGGCATCAGCAGAGGCCGACGGCGCGGGGTTGTCGTCGGAATAAATACCCGGCAGCACAAAAGCGGTATCGAGCTCACCGCCCACGGCCAGAATCATCACCTGCTCACCAATGGAGGGAGCCCACCAGGTGCGCGAGCGCCCGGCCCGATGCGTCAGCCACTGGAGCCAGTCGGTATAAATGCCGCCGGTCTGCACGCGACAGCGCCCGGCGTCGAGGTCAGTTTCGACGACGATTCCGGTGCGGATCATGTTGCGTATCGCGCGGGCGAGTTCCTGGATAGATGCGAGAGTATTCATATGGGAAAGGATGCCGCCGGGGTGTTCCGGCGGCAATCTGCGGGCGTTTTGCCCTGGCTGGCACAACGTTATCTGTATCAGCCCGGATTTGACCTGACACATCGATGACATCGAACCAGACTTAATCTGACGGGCCGCTCTGTGCCATAGCAGACACATTTATTTAACAGTACAAAAAAACAACCTGCGCAATAAATTATCAATGACGATAAAATCATTCACAATGCAACCAACCACTAGTAATTTATAATTTAGTTATTTATAAATTAAATTTCTTAAAAATCACACTCCTCCTGTTGATTGGAAGAACAAAATTAACTCCAAAGTTTTTATCAGGACCATAACAAGCTATCAATTCAGAAAAAATATCATGATACAATTCATTCTTTAATGAATTATCGTAAAGATACTCCATGACATAGCGTGAGATATAACCTGCCAGAACATCTGCAAGCTGAATTCCCGCAGATTTTTTTGAGTCTGGGAATTTTAAATTCAGGTCCGTTTTTATATTAAAATCCGTTGTTGAATCGAATGGATTTTTTACGTTTGAGTTTTTTAATTGCTCCGAGCAGAAAATCAAAATATCATCAAAATGATCTTGTTTGTCATGAAAAAATGTCACATCTGATATATCACCATTATGGTACTTATTTACTTTGCCCATAATATTGAACCATGAATGCACATGAGGCAATAAATGTATTTCATTACATTTCTTGTTAATGTCAGGTATAGGAACAAGATTTTTTATCAAATCAGTATTTGATGATTTATTAGAATGATAAAATCTGATAGTAGATTGCAGGCAGCGTACAGCATCAGATTTGTACTTAAAAGTAAATTCTTTACTTCTGAAATAATTTCTCAACTTTTTCATTGACGCTAGCAAAGCGGCTTCGGACTTATCTATACATGCCTCAAAAAAAGACATATAGCAATCTAGTGGTAGATTCTCTGACAAGTAATCAGATAGTTCGTTACGAAATCCTTGCGCATTGATTTCTGAATCAAACTGTTGAAAATATGGCGGGCAAATCTGATGATTGACAATTGAGACAGCAATACAATATTTTTTATCGACAACCTCAACATAAAATGGCAATTTGTTTTTTGCAATATAATCAAATAAATCATAGATGAATCCTGGTTTTGATTTATATAGATTCTTAGATTTTAACTCTTCTCCTTGGACCCTGTGTTTGCTTTTTAATGAATCAATATATTTTTGAAGATCATCGCAATCAGGAACCCCGATACAAGATAATGCAAAAAATGGTTGGTTAGCAAAATTCAAATCCGGTGGATTTTTAACCAAATCCCCAGTATTCCCACTCTCATCTAAAAAATACTGATTTAACATTTCTCCTCCGTTTTTATTAACGCTCTTCAGTGTAAGGCATCTTTATACCTAAAACCATTCGCCCCAAAGTAACTAATTTATATATCTAATCTAAATAGCAGGTCCTAATACCGCTACATCCTACAGGAAACTTGTGGCTCAAGGATAGTCAGCCTCATGCCTTGAACACTTTTATACCAAGGCTCAAGAGTAGTAGTGATGATCAGCAAAATAATCACTATTAGTTACTAAGTGTTCTGCTATCCGGAATAGCCATTCAGCATTGTCGTTAAACATATCAGAAACTTCCACTCCTCGCTCAAAGCAGGCTGTCAGATTTGATTATGTACGCCACTAAAAACTGTATCAGCTCAATCGGCGAGGTAGTCGATAATGACGCTTTCCACAAGCTGACGGTCATCGTCTATAAAGCCCAGGAGCTGGCGCTGTGGATACTCGACGGCGGCGCTTTTGGGGGATGGTTTATCCTTGAGCCCGAGCTGATGCACGCGAGCGATGCGCTGTACTTTCCCGGTAAATTCCACCAACGCCGCGCTGTCGTTACCGCTCGCTTTCATATAACGGTTGGTTCGCAGTTTCGCGAACATCTCGCGCTTAATCCGGCCTTTCTTTGCCCTGACGGGCTGGCGCTTACGCGGGGCAAATGGCGAACCGTCCGGCGCTTTCTGCGACTTAATGCGCTGCTGTTGCCGCTGGCGCAGTTTCTTCGCAATGTCGGCGGTCATCTGGCGACGCCCGGCGGGAGAAAGGGCCGCTATCAACCCGGCGAGCTTGTCCTCAAAGGGTTTGAAGTCATTCATCCCATTTACTCACCAGTTCGCCATTACTCCACATCTCAACAGGGCGCGTCACCGGCTCCGGCGGTGGCGGCTCCGGGATGTTCTCAACGTACATCGCGCCGTCGGCCTCTTTGACCTGGGTGCGCTCGGTCAGCAACAGGCTGATGCTGACATCAAGGCTGCTGTCGTTATTAATGTCAGCGTACCAGGCAAATCCTTTTTTTCTCCCCTCGTCGGTTGTCATGATGTCCGGCTGATTGACTCGCAGCCAGGCCATAATCGGCACAAACAGCAGGTCAATATCGTCGGTAAAATCCGTGACCACGATGTTAAGCGTGTACCGCTTTTCAAACGACAGGGAGCTCGCCAGCGTCGCCATATTGTTGCCATCGTCCAGGCGAAGGCAAAGCATATCGGGGTTAGTACGCAGTACCGGCACCGCATCAGTTAAGGCTTTTCGCAGACTGTTGGGCTTTTGCATCGATTTCATCCTGGCATTGTTTAACCGTATCGACCTGGATTGCGCAACTTTTCAGGGCGTTTTCGAGCTGGCGTATATCCGCACTCAGGTCGCCATTAGTTAGCGGGTCGCTGCCCGGCATCGGGCAGGGGCTGACCTTCGGGCAGGCGTTGTAAACAATCACCGGCGGCGGCGTTGGTGCAGGCGGTGCGCTGGTGCAACCGGCGCACAGCATCAGGTAAATCAGAGCGATACCAGCGGCGAAACGCGTCATTTTCATTGAGTAACCTCGTGATAGTTTGTTCACGCCTGAAGGCCAGCAGGTTAGCGGCGGTGAGCTTATCCCGCATGACAACCTGCGCCAGCTCTTTACGCTGCGACTGCTCTGCGGCAACGTTGAGCTGATTTTTCAGCATGGTGATTGTCATTTTGTGTTCACCAGCGACCCGGTTCGCACGCTCAAATGAGGCGCGCAAATTGCTGTTATCGTGTCGCATCCACAGCAGACCCGCACAGGCCAGCGCCAGCAGGAGAATCACTATCTTCATGCAGTTCCCCCTCCGGCCTTGCACCACACGGCGACCAGCTTGTCGAGGCTGTGCTCACGCTGACCGTATCCGGCACCCGGCAATGAAGCCCAGATATTGCGACAGCGGGAAATCGCGCGCTCGATGCGCCCCTGCTGCAAATCTTCCAGCGCACCACGCTCCCGAATAAGCTGAATGGCGAGCCTGTCCTGTGATACCGGGCTGAAATCCGGCAAAGCGAGCTGTTTCTGATAATGCGGCCAGAACAGGTAAAGCTGCTGGTAACGCCCGGATGCCGTAGATTTTTCCCCGCGACGATTGAAGACCTTCGCCGGGCGTCCACCGGCGAACGGGTGATCGCGATAATCGGTAAAAATCTCCGGCTTGCCATCGATACCCGTGACGATAACGTCGTAACCGTTGTTTCGGGTCAGCGGGTGCATCGCCGTCCCTTCAGAAAATGCCAGCATGTCGAGGAATGCCGCGACGTTGGGGTGTGTCTTAATGACCGCCATCGCTTTCCCCTTTTTTAATCCTGCGCTGAATTGCAATCTCCACCGCCTGATAACCGGCGATACCCAGCATGGAGCCAAATCCGCACACGGCCGCGGGCGGCAGGTCGGGAAACTGCACCAGGGCAACCCCGGCCACCATCGAAACAAAGCCGCCCAGCAGCATGCGACCAATAAAAAGCCGGGCGGTGATGGGCTCACCACCGGCCAGCACCTTACCGACGACAATCAGCACGCCGATAACAAAGAGGGACAGGACGCTTTTTTCACCTTCCGTCATGTGTTTACTCCCACAGATTAATTGTTTCAGTTACGGGGGATGACTGGACATCGGGCAATTCGACCACCGTGCCATGTGGCAGCACTGCGCCGAGTTCGGCCAGCCCCGGATTTGCGGCGAGCACCGACTCGAAGACCCGCTCAGTGCGCCCGTAATACCGGGCGCAAATCATGTCGAGCGTGTCGCCCTGTTGCGCGATGGCCTGCATCAGATTTGGCTCACGATGCAGCGGGGTTTGTCCTGGACGCGTGATACGGCCCAGCGCATGTCCCGCCACAGCTCGTCGACAGTGGTATCGATGCTGTCGGCTTTCTTGTCGCCTCTGGCGCTGGCATCCACACCGCGATAACGCTCGTAGAGCGTGGCGGTTGCCATTGAGGTGACGGCGCGCAGGTAATAGAAAACTCGCACACTCTCACCGTCGAGATCGTCAGCCGGTACGTCGGCCAGCTTGCTAAAACCCCCGGCAATCTGCTGTTCCCGCCACAAAAACAGCTCGGCATTGGTTTCGGCGATGCCGGTTTTGATGGCCTCACGCAGCCGGGCCGGGGCGACGGTCTGCTCAAGTCGCATCCCTTCACGCACGCGTTTCGGGTCGATGTCAGGAAAGAAAAACGTATTTTTTATCACCGGCTCATCGCTGGCAGGCGGCGGGATGATCACCACGCCACCCGGCTGCGGCTCATCGTTCTTTTTAATAATCAGCGTCGTCATGACTACCTCTGAATAGGTGGGCGGTGGACGCCGGTCTCAGGTCAGGTAAAACACCCTCATCGACCGGCGTGCCGCCCTGGCGCGGGGCGCATTCTGTTAACCGACGGTCTTTTTCGGGCGGCCACGTTTAGCCGGTGCCGTGGTTTTCACGGCGCGCGGCGCGCTTACCGGGGCTTTAACGACTGCTGCCGGTTTGGGCTTCAGCTCTCGCTCAAGCCGTTCAATGTCTTTTTTGACGCCTGCCTGACAGTCGAGCTGCATCGCTCGCTTGAGGTGGGCCAGCGCGTCGGCGGGCTGTTTGTTGTCCCGCAGCACCAAGCCGGTGATTTTGTGCAGTTTTGCGCGCACCTCATCAGGCATATCGGCGGCGGCGGTCAGCGCCAGCGTGTCGAGCAGCTGGCTGACGACGACCGGTTCACCGGCGGCATGGGCGCGCATGGCGGCGAGCGCCACCTCTTCGGTAAACATGTACTGCGGCGGGCGGCGGTGTTTGCCTGGCATGGTCAGACCGTACTTAAACGCGTAGCGGGCAATATCCATCGCGCCGCCGATATCGCCGACATCGAGACGCCATAGCATGACGGTCATCACGATGTCATCCTGTGCACCTTTGCCCTGTTCCAGCACGCCACTGACCCACGGCAGATAGAACGGCAGCAGCTCGCGCTTTTTCGTGGCTTTCAGCTCTTTACCAAAGATGGCTTTTAACGTGCGTTGGTCTGCGGCCAGCTTAACCAGCATCTGCTCGTAGGCAGTGGCATGCCGCAGCGGGTTGTTTTCCCGCTGCGCGGTTTCAATGGCCGAGACCCGCATCATGTGACGCTGTGCGGGGCTCGTCATCGGTTAGCCCTCCGGTTGTGCGGCAGAGAAATCGCCCAGCTTGATATTTTCAATGAAGCACCCGGCGGAGTAGGTTTCGACCACGTAATCGATGTTCATCGATTCGTAGTTTTCCACCTGGTCGAGTTTCGGGTTTTCGATAATGGAGCGGCGATGACTTTCATCCATGAAATAGATGGACAGGTTATCGAGACGCGTCACCATAATCGCGTTCGCCGGGAAGTACGGCACACGGACGGCGGGCAGGTTGCCGATGCGTTTCTGGCTGATGATGATGTCAGCCGCGAGCGCTTCGCTGTTGGGCTGGTCTTTGTTAACGATCGGGAAATATTTGTCGGCCAGCAGCTTACGGCCCACAATCGCTACAAGTTCGGCATCTTCCTGATAAATCTCGTCAATCAGGTTGTCGGTTGCATCCATGACCAGCGCATCGAGGTTAACGTAATCGCCGTTTTTACCCACACGGATCACAGCGGAAACAACATTCCCTTCTTCGTCGACAATTTTGCTCATCACGCGGGTCGGCGCTTCATTACGGTATTTCTGCAGCCAGCCGACGGCGACGTCCTGCAACATCGGATGAGTGGCGCGGTCAGAGGTTTCGGCGCGCTCAACGCCGTTGAACCCGGCCATGATGAAATCGAGCGCCTGCCGCTGGATGATGGCATCGCGAATACGGCGCTGGAAGTCCTGGAAGCGCGCCCACAAATCCAGCTTTTTATATTTGAAGTGGAAGTCAAAGTTGACCTGATCGCACTCGTATTTTTTGGACTCCAGCGCGGTAAAGTCGGCGGTTTTACGCTCCTTGCCGCTGTTGGTGTCCGTGGTGCTGGCGATGGTGCCATTGACGCCGACGCCAATTTTTTCACCCTTCAGCTCATCCACCGGCACGATATTAATTTTCTGCAAAAAGGCCGATGACATCTGCACGGTGTTCATCATGGTTTGCGTGACGGACGGCTCGACGGAGAATTTTTTACTCACGTCGTCCGGGTCGATGCCGTTCAGCTCGGCAACGCGGGACAGGTAGGCATTGAATTTAAAACGGGTTTCCTGACGCATAGTCTTTCCTGTTGGGTTAAATCGGGTTGTCTGACCGGGCAAGCCTGTCGCCCGGCGATAAATTCACGACCGTTTAGCAGTCGGTCAGCAGCTCATCGCCACCGCCACCGGTGGAGAGCTTGCGGCGTGGCTGCGTGGTGCTTTCGGTGTTATCCAGCGACGTTTTTAACTTGCTGAATGCCTGGCTGGTCTGGTCAGCCTTCGTGGTGACGTCCTGTTTCAGCGTCGCAAAGGCATTTTCCAGCGTGGCAAGACGCTGTTCAGTGGCAGTGAGGTTTTCCTGCACATGTTCACTGACGGTCGTCACGGCTTCATGCACATCCTGAAAACGGGCGTCATCGCTGGCCTGTTTGCGGCTGAAGATCGCTTTCACTTTGTCGCTCAGGGCGGTAAAGACATTTTCCGCCTGGTCTTCAAACTCCAGCTCGGCGAGAGTGGCGACGGAAATCAGGTTGCCCGGCTCGGCTTTGAAGCGGTTGAGGGGGTTAAATTTGGCACCCCGGCAAAATTCGAGGTATTCGGTGCCGAGGCTGGCCGGGTCATCGGTCACCGCGAGGCCGACCAGGTAGCATTTACCGCTATTGGCGAAATTCGGCTGAATTTCCATTGAGGTGTAGACCTTCTGCAATTTTTTATTCATTGCGATCAGGTCATCGGTCGGGGTGATTTTGGCGAACAGCGCCAGCTTGCCTTTCAGTACCGAATCGTCATCAATCTTTTCAGACTTCAGCTCAACCACATCGCCGTAACGGCTGAACGGGCCATCCGGCAGGATGCCCTTCAGGTGTTCGAGGTTAATGCGGCAACCATAGACGCGGGGGTCAAAGGTCTCTGCCATTTCCTGAATATCCGTCGCGCTGATAACGCGGCCGTCACAGGTATCGCCTTCGACGCCGATGCGAAACCATTTTGAAACTTTTTTTGCCATTGTCAGGAGTCCTGATATCGGGTTAACGGGTCGGGGTTAGTTTCCCGACGTCGCCGCCCACCCGCTATCAATCCCGGATGGCTTATCCCTCACACAACAGCACCTTAGCGATTCGCATCACCCGTTTCTTTAGCCTTGCCCTGTATCAATCACGGCGAGGCATCCATGACCATCACCACCGACACCACTTTGTTAAACGACCCGCGACGCCAGGCGGCTTTGTTGTACTGGCAGGGGTTTTCCGTGCCGCAGATTGCCGAAATGTTGCAGACCAAACGCCCGACAGTGCAGAGCTGGAAACAGCGCGACCAGTGGGAGGAAACCGCACCGCTGAACCGGGTCGAAAGCACCTTAGAGGCCCGGCTGATCCAGCTTTACGCAAAGCCCAACCTGACACCCCACGATTTCAAGGTGGCGGATTTTCTGGCCCGACAGATGGAGCGCTTTGCGCGCATTAATCGCTATGGCCAGACCGGAAATGAGGTTGACCTTAATCCCAATGTGGCCAACCGCAACAAAGGCGACCGCAAAAAGCCGACAAAGAACTTTTTCAGCGACGAGGCTATCGAGAAACTGGAAGAGATTTTTTTCGCGGAGTCTTTCGAGTATCAGCTCCGCTGGCACCGCGCCGGGCTTGAGCACCGTATTCGCGACATTCTGAAATCGCGCCAGATTGGGGCGACGTTCTACTTTTCCCGCGAGGCGCTGCTGCATGCGCTGAAAACCGGCCATAACCAGATTTTCCTGTCAGCGAGTAAGACGCAGGCGTATGTATTCCGCGAGTACATCATTCAGTTTGCCCGCCGGGTCGATGTCGACCTGACCGGCGACCCGATTGTCATCGGCAACAACGGCGCAAAGCTGATTTTTCTCGGCACCAACTCAAACACCGCGCAGAGCCACAACGGCGACCTGTATGTCGACGAAATTTTCTGGATCCCCAACTTCCAGAAACTACGCAAAGTGTCGTCGGGCATGGCCTCACAAAGCCACCTGCGCAGCACCTACTTTTCGACACCTTCCACCCTGGCACACGGCGCTTACCCGTTCTGGTCGGGGGAATTATTCAACCGGGGCCGCGCCAGCGCCAGCGAGCGGGTTGATATCGATATCAGTCATGACGCACTCGCCGCTGGCGTGGCGTGTCCTGACGGTCAGTGGCGGCAGATTGTCACCATTGAGGATGCGCTCGCCGGGGGCTGTACGCTGTTCAATCTGGAGCAACTCAAGCGCGAAAACAGCGTCGACGACTTCCGCAATCTGTTTATGTGCGAGTTCGTTGACGACAAGGCGTCGGTGTTCCCGTTCGAGGATTTGCAACGCTGCATGGTCGACAGTCTGGAAGAATGGGAAGACTTTGCGCCGTTCGCCGACAACCCGTTCGGCTCCCGCCCGGTCTGGGTGGGATACGACCCTTCGCACAGCGGCGACAGCGCCGGGTGTGTGGTGCTCGCACCGCCGGTTGTCGCCGGGGGCAAGTTTCGCATTCTGGAGCGCCATCAGTGGAAAGGCATGGACTTCGCGACTCAGGCCGAATCCATCCGCCAGCTCACCGAAAAATACAACGTCGAGTACATCGGTATCGATGCAACCGGCCTCGGTATTGGCGTCTTCCAGCTGGTTCGCTCGTTTTATCCCGCCGCCCGCGATATCCGCTACACGCCGGAAATGAAAACCGCAATGGTGCTGAAGGCAAAAGACGTGATTCGCCGCGGCTGTCTCGAATACGACGTCAGCGCCACCGACATCACCACCTCGTTTATGGCTATCCGCAAGACCATGACCAGTAGCGGGCGCAGCGCGACCTATGAGGCCAGCCGCACCGAGGAGGCCAGTCACGCGGACGTCGCCTGGGCGACCATGCACGCGCTGTTAAACGAACCGCTTACCGCTGGCAGCGGCCAGGTAACATCATCCATTCTGGAGTTCAACTGATGAGTAAATACAAAGGCCGCAAGCCACAGCCACAAAAGCGCCCGCGCAACATGAAAGACAGCGCGCCCCAAAAAATGGAGGCGTTTACCTTTGGTGAACCGAGCGCCGTGCTCGACCGCCGCGATATTCTGGATTACGTGGAATGCGTCAATAATGGCCGCTGGTTCGAACCGCCGGTCAGCTTTAACGGGCTGGCGAAAAGCCTGCGCGCCGCCGTTCACCACAGCTCGCCGATTTACGTTAAGCGCAACATTCTGGCCTCAACGTTTATTCCGCACCCGCTACTGTCACAACAGGACTTCAGCCGCTTCGCGCTTGATTTTCTGGTGTTTGGCAACGCGTTTTTAGAGCTCCGAAAGAGTGTCACCGGTCGCCCGCTGAAGCTGGAAGCGTCACCGGCTAAATACACGCGGCGTGGTATTGAAGATGATGTCTATTGGTGGGTGCCGTCATTCGACCAGCCGCACCCGTTCGCGCCGGGATCCGTATTCCATCTGCTGGAGCCTGACATCAACCAGGAGCTGTACGGCATGCCGGAATATCTCAGCGCGCTAAACTCCGCCTGGCTGAATGAAGCGGCGACGCTGTTCCGTCGCAAGTATTACCAGAACGGGGCTCATGCGGGTTACATCATGTATGTGACGGACGCCGCGCAAAGCGGTACCGATGTTGAGGCGCTGCGCGATGCGATGCGCAGCTCGAAGGGGCTCGGCAACTTCAAAAATCTGTTTTTCTACGCACCGCACGGAAAACCGGACGGCATTAAAATTGTGCCGCTCAGTGAGGTGGCAACGAAAGACGATTTCTTCAATATCAAAAAAGTCAGCGCCGCCGACCTGCTCGACGCTCACCGCATCCCGTTTCAGCTGATGGGCGGCAAGCCGGAAAACGTCGGTTCGCTCGGTGATATCGAGAAGGTGGCAAAGGTTTTTGTCCGTAACGAGCTCATACCGCTACAAGACCGGATGCGCGAGGTCAACGCGTGGGCCGGTCAGGAGGTGATCCGATTCAAAAGTTACACCCTCGACACCGAAAGTGACTGATTTCCGCCGCCTCCGGGCGGCTTTTTATTACCCCCACGCCTGACCGCCTCAGAAGCCCGCCAAGCCCTCAAACACCCCCGCACCACCCACCAACACCCTCGCGAACCTGCGCGGCACAGCGACGCGCTCAGGCTGCGAAAATAAATGCGCAAAAGTACGCTGGCGCGCAGTGCTTTCCCCGCCACGCCTGCCCGCTTTATGGGGCGATTTTAATGCAGGTGCATGAATACGATTAGAGCGCATCAATACTGTTGTGACTGGCTATTTAATCAAAGCAAAAACACATGCAAACGGATGCAACTGCATGCAGCTTTTTGACATGAGTTAAAGATGCGAATGATGCGGTATGTTCTTCCATCTCAGAGTGCTAATATTGGAAAAATTTGTCTTCTCCGGAGAATGGTATGACTTCCCCGCAAAACTATACATTCAAACCCTTAGACTCTTTGATACTTGATCCAAAGAATCCGCGTCTTCCCGAAGCTGTAGCAAGAACCCCCCAGGCTATGCTGGACTACATTGCACGTAGTACGTCAATTGAAGATCTCATGAATGCCATAGCCGAAAACGATTTTTTTGCCGGTGAACCATTGATTGTCATGCCCGAACTTAACCGCAGCGGCGCAGAGACAGGTAAGCTCATTGTTATTGAAGGTAACAGGCGTTTAACTGCGCTAAAATTAATCCAAGACCCGACACTATGTAGCAAACCAACCTTAAAGATGTTGGATATTGCTCAAAATGCCGAGCATAAACCTACAAGCATTCCTGTAATAATTGAACAAAACAGGATGGATGTGCTTCCATACCTCGGTTTCCGTCATATCACTGGTGTAAAACAATGGGAACCATTGGCCAAAGCCAGATATATGGAGCAGATTTTTAATCTAACAGATGCTTCATTATCCCCGAACGAAAAATATATTGAAGTTGCAAGAACCATAGGCAGTAGAAAAGATCATATTAAAAGAAATCTAGATGCACTTGCTGTTTTCAAATTGATTGATGAAAATGGATATTTTGACATCCCTGATTTAGACGAAGAAAGTATTAAATTTGCCGTCTTATCAACTGCACTAGCTGATGAGCGTATTGGTAGCTTTGTTGGTGTTACCACCCAAACATCTGGCGCTCCTGTGTACAACGATCCAATCGTTAATAATGGTGTCTTAAATTACGAACACGTAAAAGAACTTACTCACTGGCTTTATGAAAAGGACAGTAAGGGTAGAACTAAGGTGGGTGAGTCAAGAAATATTAAAGATCTTGCAGCCGTTCTGACAAATGAAAGTGCATTAACTCACTTCCGAAATGGTGCATCTTTAAAACTTGCATATGAAATGACGGGGAAAACTGCAGAAGACTTTATGGAGTTGATGTTAAATGCAGAAAATAGTTTACGAGAGGCTGCCGGAATAGTAGCTACAGTTCAATACGAAGCTAGCGCAGTTGAATCAGCAAAACGTATGAACGCCCACATTAAACTCATTCACTCTGCATTAATAGGTAAGCTGAATGACATCGATGACCTCATTTAATATTGGAGAACTACAAGTCGGCACACCGCACCTGATGGCTGACTTAGCAGAGCTTCTTTTATTACTCGACTTTAATGGTCGTAAAACCATTCATCGTAATGAGCTGTCCTCTATTATTTCACAAGAAGCTATTAGTGTTGAAACTATAGATGCAGATCTTTTGGATGAAGCAAGAGAAAGTGACGCAGAAAGCCACGATGCTCTCGAGAGAAAGATTGATTTCATCTGGAGTCAATTAGAATATCGCGAATCGTCTTTAAATGATGCTTATCCTTACATTGTTGATGGTGATGAACTCATAATGCTTGAGACACTGACGGATGTGCAGAAAATATATTGTTTTCTTACATGCTGTTCACGATTACGCTCGTTTAGTGCATTTAGTAAATTTGGAAGCATTAGTCAAAAATGGGCAAAATATTTTACCTACCTTTGTAAAGAGGCAGTTAAAGCTTTAGCGCCAGCGGGTAAACGTTCTTCAGTGAGAATATTTGACGTTGGCTCACCAGACAGAGCCTCGTACTATGGAACTGATTTAAGGCAAGCTCTTCCAGTTCTAGGAAGAGATCTTGGTGTAATAGGCAATAATGATGCAAATTGTAACCAAACAAGTTCTGGCGATGGTGGTTTTGATATCATCGTAGATTACGGATTTGATGATTGCTTAACATCTAATTTCGGTATTCTCGGTCAATGTGGTGCTCAAGAAACAGAATGGCCCACCAAGGTCTTAGAATCACATTCAATTAATCTAAGACATTATTTTCATACTAATTATGATTTACCATCTGTAATGTTCACTCCTGTTTTCTATAAACAGTCAAATGGACGTTGGGTTAATGAGAGACACACAAATGGAGTGCTATTGCTAGATCGCCAGAGGATTATAAACCTTATTCTCGACATGTCATTTGAGAAGAAAATCACACAATCCCCGTGGTTTATCAACTATGAGATATCCTTATCTCATATGCATTACTCTATATATTAGTCCCAAATATTAGGTAGCGCTTTTGCCACCGCCTCGAACAAAGGTGGTGGTACTGCGTTACCTACAACTGTATATTTCATATTCATAGATGCACGCTCAGTATCTGGAAAGATTAAATCCCCAAATCCTTGCAGTCGAGCAGCTTCACGAAAGCTAAACCGTCGCGCAGGCGAGTCAGAAGTAAACTGCCATTTATCCGGACCTAGTTTTTCCAATACAGGGCTAATTGGATGTAACGGCATATGTCTAGGATTCGCAACTATCGTTTTTGAAACCTGTTCCCAACTTTGGCGTCTATTACGTGATAAATAATACCAATGAAAATCGGCATCATAAAACTCACCGGTAGGCCATTCAGGCATTGAACCTATTGCATCCCTGATTGTTGTAAATGGTTTAAGCCCATCGCCGTAAGAAGCTTCCGGAAAAGTAAAATCAATGCCAAATTTTTCGTGGATTCCAACAATAAAAATACGTTTGCGGTCTTGCGCAACCCCGTAATGAGAAGCATTTAAAATTTGCGATTTAACTCTATACCCAGCTTCTTCGAAGACCTTAAACTGATCTTTGAGCAAATGTTCGAAGTTGCTACGGACCATACCAGAAACATTTTCGACAATGAACGCTTTAGGCTTAACGATTCTGAGAGCCCTAGCGAATTCTAAGTACAGTGTGTTAATTTTCCTGTCAGCTTTTCGAGCCCCACCTTGGCTAAAACCCTGGCAAGGGTAGCAACCGACTAACAAATCGGCAGATGGAAACGATTCAATAGCAGAAACATCCCCCAAAACGTAATCGGTTTCTGGGTGGTTAGCCAAGTACACATCTCGGGCGTAAGGTAGAATGTCATTCGCCATGAGCACATCGAACCCTGCCCTCAAGACTCCAGCATCAGAACCACCACACCCAGAAAAAAGCGACACTACAGTTGGCATTGACCCCTCCTAAAAACCGACCGCGTATTATAGCGAAACAGGCCTCGGAAAAAAGCAAGATTTCGCCAGGCCTTGATATTCTCACGTTTTAGTAACTGTGGCCATATGCAAAGGGAAAAATGTCGAAATTGTTTAATCATTAGTTTTCAATAGGTTTTGCTGAGAACACTACTGAAAACGAACTATTTTTCATCAAGTTCCCTTTAGCAAGTTCAGCTATCAGCCCGAGCGCAATTTCACGGTCTCTTTCCTGGCAAGTACCCTCTGCTGTCAGACGCGCAATCATTTCGACCCGCTCAATCATAACGTGCTCGTTTAACTCTCTATCCACATAACCTCCGATGCGAGATACTGTATAAACATACAGTAGCACGTATCGGTAAAAGGTGTGAAGAAAAAAATGACGGGAAATACACTGTATGTACATGATATGGATGAATATTAACGCTTACCTTTTCGTTGCCAGTTCAGCTATAGCCGCAACACGATTAAGGATTTTCCTGGCTTTGGCCTCATATGATGGTGCTGCAGAAAATATTTCTCCTCTTGCTGTCCCGCGTAGCCATTTGCCCTCAAAACAGCTTTTACCACCCGCCATCAGATGCAGGGCTTCGCCCCGGCTGATTGTGTTGCCGGTTGTCAGATGTATCTCGTCGATGGTTTTCGCTATAGCTGCGTTTTGCTCATCCGTTCCGTAGATGAATTTTCGCCGTATTGCTGGCTTTTTCTTCCTGAGTCGGTTGGTCAGCTCTCGTTTTTCACGCCGACTCAATGGTTTTGTTAAATCCAGTGCCGGTGGTTCGCTTTCGCTCCCCGTACAGTTATTGACAGAACTCCGAGAGGGCGCAGGAGCGCCCTTAACGTCAACGGCCAAATCAACGGCACGCTTCGGCACAATTTTCCACTGCGTTAGCCGGGTTAAAATCGGGGTGTCAGCGCCGACGGCGGAATCGTACACGCCGCGAATGCAGATAGTTTCCTCACCATACTGGTTAAACTCGGCGCGAGGCTCATACAGCGTGCGCACCTGCAAATCGTCACGACGGACAAACGGGCCACCCTGCGCATTAACGTAACCAGCCCAGTCACCGGCGTCAGCGGCATCATGAACGGCGGCAAACTCAACGCTTAAACCGTGCGCGGTCTCGGTATCAGCGAGACGACGCAACTCACGGTAGACCGTCACCGGCGCACCACCAATAAACTGAAACTGACGGATGTGCCAGCGCGCCGCCCATGCTGAAACGGCGGGGGCTGTCTCTTTCAGCAGCTCACCGCTTTCGTCATCGGTTTCACCATCGAGAGCATAACCGTCGATATTTTTCGAAATGTATTTAGCAACATAGCCGGTAGCGCTGCCCTTTTCTGGGTCAATGGCCTCGGCATGAAAGCGCGCTTTTTTGGCTTTATCACTTCTCAGTTCGTGGCGGTCTTCCTCCCATGCATAATCACGGATGATAAGGCGCACGCGCTCGACGTCCTCCGGCAACATGAACATAAGCATGTGCCAGTGCGGCGTTCCGTCGTGATGAGGTTCGGCAACACGGATGCCGAAAATGCGTATTTCTTCCCGATGCAGCTTGGCGCGTATGCGCGCCCAAAGGCCAGTTAGATAGCTCTGCGTGTCCGATGGGCTGGCACCATTCCATTTGCTGTTACGGTATCCCGCTTTAGTCGTGGCGTGATATTTAGACGGTGCAGTCAGGGTGTAAAACTCCCCGACATAACCGAGTTCATTGCAGATATTTTCAAACCCACGGATGCGGGTCATCAGTTCGCAGCGGCGTATCGCAGGATTAGCGACCGAACCGTCGTATTTTTCAATCAGGCTGATGCGGTTGCCGTCTTCGTCTTCGAGATCCAGTCCCTTGAGAAACTCACGCGTTCGGCGCTTCTGTTCGCGCCAGTCTGTTACGCAGTTTTTACTCGCGTAGGCGTGCTTTTTCTTGCTGACGTTGCCGACTGCAATTTGTAGGTGTTCGCGCCATGCCGACGCGACACGACGCAGACGATTACGCCACCATGACTCAGTGAACATACGGATTATTGCAGGGGCGATATCATCTTTGTTGAAGTATTTATTTGCTACGCGCTCCCAATGGGGAGGGGTGACATTGAATTGCAGAGAAATAAAACCAGCGTGCATGTACCAGGTGTATAGCGTTTTGAGCTCACCAAAACCTGAATCATCAATATTTCCCAGCTCAGAACGAATGAAATTAGCGATGTCACATGCCAGCAAGTCAACATCGGCGCGCGACATATCAGGGAGGCGGTTATATCTGGCGACAAGATTAACCATGCGAGATGCCAGATATTGCATGAGTCGGGTGTCAAAATGTCCACCGAAAACGGCGGTTGATACATTAGTGTTGATACCCGCGCTCTCATATTTTTTTGCGACCAGCTCAAGACGCGGCAATGCCTTTTTGCAGAAACTGATTAAAAAAGCATTGGCTCGTTGACTGCTCTGATTTTGCTCCAGCACCGCCGCAGTGCGATAAACGTCAAAGCGTACGCACTCTGGCTGGAGAGAAAGTACCTTTTTTGCATGCAGCAAAGCCGCGAACATACGGTCGCGGCGATACTGTTGGTCATAGGTAAGATATGGGCTGGCTATTGCCGACCGTGGAGCATTCCACGGATAAGCGAATTGAACCGCCAAGTCATACCCCCCGAAAATGTTTAGATTTCAATTCGGTGACCTCCTGACAGGTCACGCAAAAGGCCACACCCGGAATCGCAATGCGGCGAGCTTCCGGGATTGGTTCGTCACATTCTTCGCAGAGAAAACGGGAAGGTGAGGCGATACGGCTACGCGCGTTGCTGATGTGGCGTTCGCGGTCTTCCTGCTCGCGCAGTTGTGCTAAATCCATTGCGTCGGCCATTAGTGCAGCTCCTGTGATTCATTCTCAAAGCGAGTGGCTTCACGGCGCAGCAGTTCGGCGGCTTCGGTACAGCTCATCCCCTCTTTGATGATATGTATCGCCAGTGCCTCAAGACGGATTGAAACAGCGAGCGCGCGGTCTTTACGCTCTTCTTTTTTGGCATCAGTCAGCAATATGGCCAGCGCATCGCTATCTGTATTAAAACTACGGGTTACGGTATTACGCATAATTTATTCTCCTGATTTCGGGCAATAAGAAGCCCGGCGGGTTTACGCCATTAAATTTCTGTTTGGATTAATTCGGCATTGTTAGCCGTTTTGGAAATAAGCTCACCACTGCGCGAAAATGATTCATCGCTGTAATAAGCGCTTTTTTCTCGTCAGTAGTCAGCTCACTTAATTGGAGCTCATGACGAGCCGCAGGGATTTTTGCCAGAAAGAAAATAGCGGCCAGCGCCCGATTATTTTCTTCAAATTGTGGGTCACGTTTATCACGCATATCATCGACAAAACGTTCAACCTCTTTCCAGCTATCGCCCCAATATCTTGCGCGCAATTCAGCCACATGATTGAGACCGGCCAGACGTTCACCCGCTTTTAGCGGAACAGTCGCGGAAACAGCTTCGATAGCCATGATTCCCCCTGCTTTTGAGTAGAGAGACCAGCCAGTAAATCAGCCTGTGAGTTGCTCGGGTGCCAGCGCTTGCCGTCCTTACCTGCGATCCAGCCGTGGCCGTAGTGCATGCCGGGACTTTGCTTTTTAAGCAGAGACGCGAATGACGGTTCATTATTCAACATAAGCACCTCACATCAGACCGAATGAGGCACCGAGGCCGCTCATGGTGTCTACAACGCTTGTCATTGCCGGGTTAGCCTGAAGCCGCGCATGCAGCGCCAGAGCCGACAATGACAACATGCGAATGCCAGCATTTACGCTTTCAATCATGTTGTGCTTACGTGCAGAGGTCAGGCGCTCATTAGAGACCGCACCGCTTGCCAGCTCGCCGAGTTCACTCATTGCTCGCATGACATAAGACTGCAATTTGTCTTTAGCCAGCTCATTTACCGGCACGCACGGTAGACAGTGAATCTGCGCAAGAAAGCCATCAACGAGGGTTGAGTCTTCTGTCAGGTCAGTCAGCAGCCACAATTCAGGCGGCGTGAACTGGTGAGGCTGTTCCGGGTTGAGCTTGTTGCGTAACGTCTGAACATTCATACCCGCACGCTCGGCCAGCTTCGCCATGTTGTGACGTTGCGCAAAAGCCCGGCATGCTTCGTCATAGTGGGGATGTTTGGAAACCTGAAAATCAAACATGTTGCATCCTTACAATTCACATAAAGTGAATTAAGCGCCGATGACGAGTTGAAAACGGGAATGACCCAACGCCTTACGCAACTGCTCTTCTTTCCAGCGTGCGTAATAAATGCGAATCGGGCCACCTGCTTTCTTGCAGCCTTTACGGATGGTGCGTGGTTCGATTGGTACACAAGGGTTATCGCCGGTTGTCCAGCGGTAGGCGGTGCGTTCAGAAACACCCTCAAGCTCTGCGAATTGTTGCAAAGTAACGATTGGTGCGGGAACTTTGATGATTGCGATTTCAGAAGCCATGTTGCATGATTCCCCTTTTACTAAAGATTGCAATTAATAGCCATCTGTTTGCCAACGTTCGCCATTAATTGCCTAGGTTTAGGCTTAACATAACTCCCAAAATGGAGCTTGTAAATAGGTTAAAGCTACATGAGAATTGAAGGTCTTGGTTTAAACAATGAAGAAGTGCTGGACAGGATTTGCGAGGCTTACGGATTTTCTCAGAAAATTCAATTAGCTAGACACTTCGAAATTGCATCAAGCTCTCTTGCTAACAGGTACAGTCGCGATTCCATTTCTTATGACTTTATTGTGCATTGCGCCCTAGAAACTGGCGCAAATCTCGCTTGGCTACTCACAGGCAAAGGGTCACCTACAACCGGCAATATGAATACCGACACCCAAAATGTGGAGAAATTCACATTAAGTGAAGAGTCTCTGGTTAGTGATGGCGATTTGAGTATTGCTGGCAAGTTCTTTAGCAAGCCGCTTACGAATCCAATTGCCGTCTACGCTGACGGAAAACTCCATTTCATCGAGCGAGACGCATCCCTATCAGATGGAGAATGGCTCGTCGATATTGAAGGTGCTATTAGCATTCGAGAATTAACAAAATTGCCAGGCAGAAGACTACATGTAGCAGGGGGCAAGGTTCCCTTCGAATGTGGATTTGATGACATTAAAGCATTAGGTCGCGTGATGGGTGTATACAGCGAGGTTAACTAATGACCGTGCGTAAAAATCCAACTGGCGGTTGGATTTGTGAGCTCTACCCAAACGGTGCAAAAGGCAAACGCATCAGAAAGAAATTCGCTACTAAGGGCGAGGCTCTGGCGTTTGAACAGTACACCGTTCAAAACCCGTGGCAGGAAGAAAAGGAAGACAGGCGCACGTTAAAAGAGCTGGTTGACTCATGGTATAGCGCTCATGGCATTACACTGAAAGATGGCCTGAAACGTCAGTTAGCCATGCACCATGCTTTTGAGTGTATGGGCGAGCCACTCGCACGCGATTTCGATGCGCAGATGTTTTCCCGCTACCGAGAAAAACGGTTAAAGGGTGAGTATGCCCGCTCAAACAGAGTGAAAGAGGTATCACCTCGCACGCTAAATCTTGAGCTAGCCTACTTCCGGGCAGTGTTCAATGAGCTGAACCGCCTCGGAGAATGGAAGGGGGAAAACCCACTTAAAAATATGCGCCCATTCCGCACAGAAGAAATGGAAATGGCCTGGCTAACTCAGGACCAAATTTCGCAACTGCTCGGTGAGTGTAAACGGCATGAACACCCTGATTTAGAGACCGTGGTAAGAATCTGTCTCGCCACTGGCGCACGTTGGTCTGAGGCCGAGAGTCTGAGGAAAAGCCAACTTGCTAAATACAAAATCACATACACCAACACGAAAGGAAGAAAAAACCGCACCGTTCCAATCAGTAAAGAGCTCTATGAGACTCTGCCAGATGATAAAAAAGGCCGGTTGTTTAGTGACTGTTATGGCGCATTCCGGTCGGCGCTGGAAAGGACAGGTATAGAATTACCGCCGGGACAACTTACCCACGTTTTACGCCACACCTTCGCTAGCCACTTTATGATGAATGGCGGTAATATTTTGGTGTTGCAGCGCGTACTCGGTCATACCGATATCAAAATGACAATGCGATATGCTCACTTTGCACCAGATCATTTAGAAGATGTACTAAGATATAACCCATTCTCTAATAAGGCTCTAAAATGAAATTAAAGAAACTATTAGAATTAGATTTCATGGTTAAATTCAAATCCACATTGGAAACAGAATTTGAAAAAGAGCTATTTATAGCAAGCCTTCGAAATTATGCCTCTCATGGTAACCCTCTGAGATTTCACAACTTTGCATATACTATGAGAGAGTTAATTTTACATGTTATAGCTCGAAAAGCTCCTGAAGAAAAAGTTATCGGTGCACCATGGTATGTACGTATAGATCCTAATAGAAAAGTAACAAGGAAACAGCAGTTAAAATATTGTGCCCAAAAAAACATACCAGATAGTTTTCTAGGCGTTATCAATACTACATTTATTGATGATTCCATATCAGATTTCTTAGCTGAGTTTGTTAACCTTAATAAATACACACATATAACAGAAAAATATTTTAAACCATCCCCCAAGCAGTTTTTTGAAAACGCACGGGATGTAGTTTCCATCGCTCAGCACTGTTTAGATTTGATGGCCGATACTGCTAAGGAAGTAATCTGTATCCTAGAAAATGAAATCGATAGCTCAGTTAGGGATTTGGCGAACGAGAGTTTGCCAGATGAAGTGACTATTTTAGCTCCTCGAGTTTACACTGAGTATGTACAAATTGAAGATGTGTATGCCTCTGATATTGATGATGAATTCATATACATAGGTGTTGACGGTTCAGTATTTGTTACACAAGAATATGGTCCCAAAGATGACCTATGCGAAATTAACACTGATTATCCATTTAGCCTTTCCATGCAGTGCAGTTTGCGCAATCCAGCTCAACTAACTATAACTTCGAAGGAAATAGAAGTAGATACTTCCTCTTGGTACGAGTAAGAAAACAGAGTGGCGATAAAGTGGCGGTAGAAATGGCGAATAATGGGTAATTTTTGGCAAACAGTGGCAATCTATGTCAATGATAAATAAAGCAAAGTATTGATTTTCGGTTGTTACTGTAGGAACTCATAATCGCTTGGTCGTTGGTTCAAACCCAACAGGGGCCACCAAATTTTAGATTTAAAATCATATAATTAAGCCACTCGAAAGAGTGGCTTTTTTGTTCCTGAATTTTAAAATGGCACCACAAACCGCTGAGCAGCGCGCATGGCTTAGCGTGTTGTCGCTATCCCATTAAGAGGATAAAAAGTCCGTTATAACGCAGGGAAAATTTGCGCTTACGCTAAAACAGATAGCATTCTGCCTTAGCAAAATATTGCTCAGAGCATCTCGGGCAGCCCATAACCGCCGCACTCCTGTTGACTTCTGTCTAACTACGCAACGTAGTCTTGAAATATCTTTCATTCCTGCAATGCTGGAATTCATACTACTCACGATAAATGTAACAACACAGGTCAATTTCCGAAAAATAACCATAGCCTGCGCCAGCTGATCGAAATCAACGCGTTCCTCCCCCCGCTCTTATATATAACCCGCTGACTTACAAAAAGGATGAAATGATGAAAATACGGGATATATCAATCAGTACCTGTCTGGCACTGTTATTAATGGGTTGCGTAGCTAAACCACCCATGGCGACGGAAAATGAAATGAAATAGGCCGCCGCGTTTGCTTTTAATGTCGATGCTTCGCAGGTGACAATTTCCGATGCGAGGCAGCAGGATGTGAAAACCAACTTTGTGGTCACCATCGGCAAAACCAGCCATCGCTGCTATGTGACGAAGGCCGCCGAGCCGAAGCTTTACGGGCTGATCCCGCTGGGCGGCGGTAGCACCGTCTCGGATGCCATCTGCGCAGGCGCCAACCCGACGCTAGCGAGCAAAACCTGCGACGCCCTGTCGCAGAAAGCGGGCCGCTGCTGA